ATGCAAGCTTCGCCTTCCGCGTGCAGGATGACGGCGGCACCGCGAATGCCGGCGTCGATACCGACCCCGTCGCGAACACCGTGACCATCGACGTGACCGCCCCGACGGTCGCCGTGGCCGGCGCGATCAGCGTCGAGGCGGGCCTGGCCGAGACCGAGGCCGCCGGCGTTCGCGTGGGCGACCCCGTGGTGCCCGATAGCGAGTTCGTCGTCATGGCCGGCGGCAAGACCTACCTGGCCAAGGCGTTCGACAATCGCGTCGGCTGTGCCGTCGTCATCGACGTCCTGCGCCACTACCGGAACGCGGCCCATCCCAACGATCTCTACGGCGTGCAGACCGTCATGGAGGAAGTCGGCGTGCGCGGCGCCACCACCAGCGCCCGCGCCGTGGATCCCGATGTGGCCATTGTCCTGGAATCCGACATCGCCGGCGACGTGCCCGGCATCAAGAATGAGCAATCGAGCGTGCGGCTGGGCGGCGGCCCCGGCCTGTCGGTCTTTGATTCGCGCATGATCCCCAATACGAAACTGCGCAATCTGGTCATCGACACGGCCGCCGAGCAGGGCATTCCCCTGCAATTTTCCAACATGCCCGGCGGCGCCACCGATGGCGCGGCTATTCACATGAACAACGTCGGCGTGCCCACGGTTGTCATCGGTGTGCCCTCGCGCCACATCCACAGCCACGGCTCGATTATCCATCGCGACGATTACGATAATGCGGTAAAATTGGTGACGGCCTTGGTGGCCAAGCTCGACGCCGCCACCGTGGCCGACGCTGTCCGCGAAATCCTCAACATCGCGGCGCTGACCACCGAAACCGACTCTGCCGCAGCCGACAACCCCGACGAGGACTGACCAATGGTGCAAAGACTGCAGTCACTCACCGACGCGCAACGCGACCGCATGGCATCCTTCGCCCAAGAATGGATCGAACATGGTTGGCGCACAGCACCACTCACCGAAGAAGAATGGCGCGTCGTCGAGGACGGCATGCGCCGCTGCTACGAACACGCCTGCGTCCCCTGGCCGAATCGGGTTGTTCGGGTGTCGTCGCCGATCGTCGGTGCGCTCGCGGCTCCGGCGGCTCAGTTCGCGATTTCACTTCGTCGCCGACTAGATCAGGTCCTGCACGACGCAGTGGGCGGCGCAGTGGACGGCGCAGTGCGCGACGCAGTGGACGGCGCAGTGCGCGACGCAGTGGGCGACGCAGTGGGCGACGCAGTGGGCGGCGCAGTGGACGACGCAGTGCGCGACGCAGTGGGTCAGGTGATTCGTAATCGTTGGTACTACCGGTTTGGTGGCCGGCTCTGGCCGACCTGGCAGGCCTACGTCGCCTACTTCCGCGACGTCGTCAACCTCGACCTCGACGGTGACATCTGGGACCGGTCCCGCGCCTACGACGACGCCCAGGGCGCCGGCTGGTGGTGGCCCTTCCAAGACTTCGTGATGGTGTGCGAACCGCCGGTCGAGCTGCACCTTGAGCAGGTCGGTCCCACCGGATGGGGATCCCACCGGTTGCACTGCGAAACCGGTCCCGCTGTCGCCTGGTCCGACGGCTGGAGCCTGCACTTCTGGCACGGCACCCACGTCCCTGCATGGGTGATCGAAAACCCCACCATCGAACAAGCCATGGCCGAACGCAATACCGAAATCCGCAGGTGTGCATTCGAATCCCTCGGATGGGACAAGGTGCTCGAACAGATCAACGAAAGGCCGATCGACATCTGCCCAGACCCAGCCAACCCACCGCACGAGCTGCGGCTGTACAAGCTGCCCGACCGGATCAATCCCTACCCGCAGCCGGTCAACCTTCTGCTCATGACCAACGGGTCACCCGACCGCAACGGTGTTCTGCGCCAGTACGCAGAGACCGTACCGGCCACCATCACATCCGCCGTGGCCGCCGCCGGCTGGCAATACGGCATCAACCCCAGTGTGTACCGGCAATTAGAGCGCCGGACCTAAAGAAAGGAAACAGAAGGCATGGCAACTACATTCGCGCAGGCGCTGGGCAAGATCGGCGTAAGCATCCCCGGGCATCTCATCGCTGACGCGGAAGTGCCCGTGCTCACCGGAGTTCAGGCGCAGGGTGACCTGATCATCGTCCCGGCTGCACTGGACGACTTCACCGTCGAAGGTGTCCCGCTGGAATCTGTGAATGAGAAAGGTGTACAGGTCGTCGTCGGTGAAGCGACCGGAAACACCCATTGGCTGCACTGTGGGTTCGACTCTCCGGGTGTCCGGTGGGGACGCGTCACCGGACACGACTTGGTTCTTGGTGTGGTGTCTGTGCCTGAAGGGCAGTCCGCGGAGTTGATCCACACCGACGAGCATGGCGCCAACGCGATGGGCCCGGGCCTGTACGTGATCCGCGGCAAGCGGGAGCTGGCCGAGCAAGTACGTCGAGTGGCTGATTAGATGATGGCCGTCTGCTCTCGCGCCATGATGCAGCGAATGCGCGTCCGCTGGGTCAGCGCCAGGACACCCGGGGAGCCATCGTGACCGTATGGGAGTCGCGCGCCGTGTGCCGTGACCACGACCCCGACATGTGGTTCCCCGCGAAGAGCGACCGGCTGACACGGCAACGCGCACAACAGATATGCCGTAGCTGCCCCGTCGTCATCGAGTGCGCCCGCCATGCACTCGAAACCGGTGTACCCGAGGGCATTTGGGGTGGGCTCACGGCAAAAGAGCGTAGCCGCATCCTCGGCGTCCCAGCCCGCTACCGCATGATTGCCGTCGCCAGCCGCCTACCCTGTGGCACCTACGCCGCCTATCGTCGCCATAGGGCGAACAATGAACCCGTGTGCCCGCCATGCGCAGCCGCACACACGGCATACAACAGCGAACGGGCAGCCCAAAAACGGAAGAAGAGGGCGGCGGTATGACCTGGCAAGAACTGATCGGTTTAGACACCCTCGCTACCCCACCGCTCGGCAGATGCAACCGATGCCACCGAAAAACGTGGGCTGCCAACGAAATCGGCACCGAAGACCGTGTTACTCAGCCGGACGGAAACCCGTGCGGCGGAAAGATCGTCGCCACTATGAGTGGCAGCCGATGGGCGCTACTCGGCCAACGAACCAAAAACGTCGACGACTACAGGGTCGATGATCCGCAACCGCAAGAGGAGGTGCTGTTCCGATGACGCACCAATGCCAGGCGTGCACAGGATCCGCAACCCTCTACCTGTGCAAGGTGTGCATCCGCCAACTCGGCGACAACCTCCACGCCCTCGCCCACGGCCCAACCGTCAACGGGCACCCGACCGCCGGACTCCTCGACGCCTGCCAGGACGTCGTCCTGCGCCGCACAAGGCTGTCCACCGACAACGGCCACCGCAAGAAGGGTGACGAGTTGCCCGCGCCGTTCCTGCCCGACGAAACACGCGGCATCGACGATGACGGTGACGCGATCCCGGCGCGCGACAAGCATGGGCGGATGATCGTGTCCCGCCAACAGCGCGCCGCACTGCTGCTCACCCAGGCCCGCCACGCACTGACGACTATCACCCGCGACCTGTGTGAAACCCGCGACATCCACCTCATGCGCGCATTCCGGGTCATCCCAGCACGATTCATCGGGCCCATCCCACCTGGATGGACACGTGCCGGAACGACGCCATGGGAACCAACATCCCAAGCCCTGGCGTTATGGCTGGCCGCGCACGTCCACACCATCGCCTGCGACGAATCAGCCGGCCAGGTTCACCGCGAAGTGGATTCGCTTGTGCGGCAGATTGAGCGCGTGGTGGACAGGGCGGCACCGATGGAGCTGCTGGGTTTCTGCACGACCGAGATCGACGACAAGCCGTGTGGGGAGCCGCTTCACGCGCCCGCCGACCAGCTCGATGTCTACTGCCCCCGCTGCCACACCACAAGACGGTGCGACCGGGTCCGCATGATCGCGATGTCCGATGCGCGTCGCACCAGGGTCACATGGGAGCAGGTGCTGCTCATCAACCGGCAACAGCCCGACGGCTACCGTGTCGCCCCCCGCACCTTGCGGAAGTGGCGCGAGGACGACGTACTGAAGCCGCACGGATACTTGCGTTCATGCGGATCGCGCGGGGTTGCCCGCCACAGCGAGGATGATGTGCCGCTGTATCTGTGGTCCGACGTCGAGCGGTTGCGCGCCGCCAAGCCGCAGAAGATGCCGACGGGAGCCGCTGCGCATGAGGCACGGCGAGTCGGGCAAAAGGTAACGGCGTAATGGATTACCGGGAGCGGAGCGGAAAGGATTAACCCATGCCATATAGAAATCCGCGATTCGACTTCGGATCGACGAAGATGGCACACGGTGATGCCGCGCGCATGGCGGAAATCTGCGAGCGGTTCGGCCTACCGCTGGTGACGTGGCAGCGCGACCTTCTCCATCGGATGGAATCGGCGTCAATGGACCAGCAGTTCCGTGAGATCGTCCGCAACATTTAGTGCCGACGCTCGCCGTTTGCACCACATCCGGTGTACTCTTGCCGCAAGTCGGTACGTTTGCCGTTCCCGAAAACGCCGCCACCTTCACCGGGGCGGCGTTTCGCATTGGAGGGTGAGATGATTTACGAAGTCGGCAAACGGTACGAATTAGCCACCGCTCCCGACACACTGCTATCTACCTGGTGGTATGACTACCCGTAGCACCACCAGGGGGCACTAACCCCACAGGGGCAGGCTGATCCGCCACTCAGGGCATACGCTGGTGTGTGTGGCCGTAGGGGTAGGGAGTCTTTGATTGCCTTTTGCCTCGACCACTGTCCGTACTCGCCGTCGGGCTGAGGTTCGTCGCCGTGATGGCGATGCTCCGTGTGCTTTGCAGATCACTGCCGATTGCCAGGCTGTTGGCGGTTTGATCGAGTATGACGCGCGCCCGCCACATCCTCGTTCGTTTGAGGTGGATCATGTCGTTTCGTCGGATGAAGCTGTGCGACTTGGATGGTCGGACGTTGAAGTTGATGCGTTGGATAACTGCCAGTCCGTGTGCCGTCAGTGTAATCGCGAGAAGTCTTCCGGTGTGCGGCCGGTCGCGGCGGTCCGGCCGACGTATGTAAATCCTCGGTTCTTCTGATTCCTGCGCCGCTCCCGGCGCACTACGCCAACGCTGGGCGGTTAACCGGCGGATTGGGAGGGTTGGGGCCGCATGGCCGAATATGCGACGTTGAATGAGGCAATGGACGCGGGGGATGACCTCGCGGAGGCCAGATTGCGTTACCGGCTCCTGTCTGAGACGTTCGAGGAGAAGCCTTCGCTCCGTTCGCAGTTGAATGCCCAGCTTGAGCGGGCTAAGGCGGAGATCGGCCGGTTGCGGGCGTTGGCGCCGAAGGGTGACACGCCAGACGTAGGGGTCGGCAAGGTGGTTGTGTTCGATGCCGAACGCTTCCGCAAGTCGGGCTAACCCTGCGCCACTGGTTGAGGTTGCACGACACTGCGTCATTCCAGGTGATATAGCTTTCACCCGCTATCACGAGCTGATAGCGCCGGAACTGCCCGGCATGGGTGTCGAGTTAGACCAATGGCAAGAGGATATTTGGTACGCCGCCCTCGGTGTGCGCGACGACGAAGAGCGTTCGCTGGCCTGCGATGTCATGGGCGTCACGATGAGCACCGGCAGACAGCTCGGCAAGACGTGGGGCGTCATGGTCGGCCTTGTCGCCATCTGCATTTCACGTCCGGGAACTTTGGGCGTTTGGTCGTCACATCACGATCGGACGTCGTCGCAGACGCTGGAAAAGATCGCGGGCATTGTCGAGAAGCCTGAGATCCGCCCGAAGATGCGCGCGCAACACCCGGTTGTGTACACGGACGACAATCGAGGTGTCCACTTCGCCAACGGATCGAAGATCCTTTTCGGCGCGCGCTCGTCGGGGTTTGGTCGCGGTTTCTCCGAGGTGGACATTCAGGTGTACGACGAGTGTCAGATCCTTCGCGAGTCGGCGCTGACGGACATGCTGGCGGCGATGAACGTCTCTGACATCGGTTTGGCGTTCTTCATGGGCACCCCGCCGCGACCTCAAGAGGTGGCGCTGGGTGTGCATGAGGCGTTCAAGCGGCGCCGGGACCGGGCGCTGGAGCCGAAGAAGCGGCGGCCGTATAAGGGAATTTACGTCGAATTGGCGCCCGAAAACCCTGATGCGATTGTGGCCGACATTGACGCGCCGGGCTTTTGGGATGGCCTGGCTGGGGTCAACCCGGCCTATCCGTTCCGTGTGGGCAAGTCTGCGATCGAGCGACTTGTGGAGAACATGTCGTCCGAGGATGTGTTGCGTGAGGTCTTCGGGATATGGGACAAGGCCAATGAGACGGTTGCGGTTGTTTCGCGGGACGATTGGAATCGTCTTGCCGCTGAGCTGGATACGCTTCCGGCTGTCGCCGCGTTCGGAATTAATGCGACGCGCTCGGGGTGGTATTGGGTCGTCGCTTGTTGGTGTGAGGGTGAGTCCGCGCATGTCGAAATTGCGTTGGGGACACAGTCGGAGGTGGAGGCGATGAATTTCTTTGCGCGTCATGCCACTAAGCGGACACCGATCAAGCATGATTCGACGGGCGCGGCTAAAGCGTTGGGGGAGAAGCTTAAGCAGCGCGGGTTCAGTTCGTCTGCGTTCACCCAGAATGAGTCCGGGGCCGGTAATGCGTTGTGGTTCAATCTAGCCGATCAGCGCCGTTTGTCTCATGGCGGCCAGCCGGACCTCAGGGAGGCTGTGCGGGGTTCGCGTCGGCAGGATCGCGCGTCGGGTGGTTGGATGCTGATGCCGCGATCCGACTCGTTCGATATTGGTCCGGCGGTGGCGATGTCGGCGGCTGTGTATGCGGCGATGACGACTAGGCGGCCGTCGGGTAAGGGTCGGGCGGTGGCGCGGCATTCCCGTCGGGACACTGACCGCGAGTCGGTGACGTAGGTTGGACGTCGCAGCTATTTCCGCTCCGCAGGTCCGGATTCCGGGGTTGCCGAGTGACGAGAATGACCTGATTAACGGGCTGCTCGCCGAGATTGAGCGGCGCCGCATCGGTAACATGCTGCGGACGTCGTATTACGAAAACAAGCGGACGATCCGGTATGTCGGCACGCTGATTCCGCCGCAGTACTTCAACCTTGGACTAGTTCTCGGCTGGACGGGTAAGGCGGTCGATGCGCTCGCCCGGCGTTGCAATCTGGACGGGTTCGTTTGGCCTGATGGCGATTTGGGTTCCATCGGCGGCACGGATGTTGTGGACGACAACCATCTGCTGTCCGAGGTGGATGCCGCGATCGTGGCCGCGATGCAGCACGGTCCCGCGTTTCTCGTCAACACACTCGGTGAGGACGACGAGCCCGCTGCCCTGATCCATGTGAAGGACGCCACCGAAGCGACGGGCACATGGAATCGTCGTCGCCGCAATCTCGACAACCTACTCTCGGTGATCGACAAGGACAAAGACAACCAGATCCTGTCCCTGGCACTGTATCTGGACGGAGAAACTGTCACGGCCCGTCGGGACAAGGCGGGCCTGAAATGGCAGGTCGATCGCAACGAGCACATTTACGGTGTCCCGGCGGAAGTGTTCCCGTATAAGCCGGCGCCGAAGCGTGCGTTCGGTCAGTCGCGGATCACTACGCCGATGATGGGGTTGCAGGATGCGGCGGTGCGCGAGCTGGCCCGCCGTGAGGGTCACATGGACGTGTTCTCGTATCCGGAGTTCTGGCTGCTCGGTGCGGATGAGTCGGCGTTGAAGAACTCGAGCGGTGCGATGAAGGCGGTTTGGGAGGCCCGGCTGGGTCGTATCCGGGGGTTGCCGGATGATGATGAGGCGGTCGATCCGGCGCTCGCCCGGGCGGACGTGAAGCAGTTCCCGGCGGCGAGCCCGGATGCGCATTGGTCGGACATCAACGGCTTGGCGAAGCTGTTCGCGCGTGAGGCGTCGCTGCCTGATACGGCGGTCGCGATTTCCGGCTTGGCGAATCCGGCGTCCGCGGAGTCCTATGATGCTTCACAGTATGAGCTGATCGCCGAGGCTGAGGGCGCGGTGGATGATTTCACCCCGGCGTTGCGGCGGTCGTTTGTGCGGGCGTTGGCGATGCTGAACAAGGTTGCTGTCGCCGACATTCCGGCCGGGTGGAAGTCGATTGACGCTCAGTGGCGGGATCCGCGGTACTTATCTCGTTCGGCGGTGGCCGATGCTGGCATGAAGCAGCTTTCGCTGGCGCCCGAGTTGGTCGGGACTGAGGTGGGTTACGAGTTGCTGGGGTTTACGCCGCAGCAGGTTCGGCGCGCGGTGGCCGCGAAGCGTCTCGCTGATGGCCAGGGAACGTTGGCGGCGCTGGTGCGCCGGGGAGTGACTGTTGACGGCTCCGGCGCTAACGCTCAGTAGCAGCCTGCGGGATGTCACGGATCTGGCGTTGGCGGAACTGGCGGCACTGTGGGATCTGCCTGTCGGGGAGCTTTCTGGAGCCCTGACCGACCTACTGCCCGCTGCTGTCTACACCTACACTGCCGCAACCTCGGTTCTGGCTGCTGACCTCTACAACGTGATGCGTGAGGCCAACGATGTAACTGGAGATTTCCAGGCGGTCATTCCGGACGCTGATTTCGGAGCAGATGCGTTGACGGGGTGGGCAATTGAGCCACTGCGGCTTTTGGAGCCGAAGATTGAAGTGGCACGGTTCCGTGCCGAAAGTGGTTTGCAGAAACGGATGGCCAACGCCGCGAACCTGACGATGACTACGTCAGCTGCCGAAGACCCGCAGGCGCGCGGCTATATGCGCCGGACCAATACTGGAGCCTGCGACTTCTGCCGGATGGTTGCCTCGCGTGGCGGGGTGTTCACAAAGGCGTCATCAACGTTCGCGTGCCATGAAAACTGCTTCTGTGAGTCCGTGCCCGCATGGGGCGGAAGGGCTTTGCCAGTGAAGGCGTACAAGCCATCTGACCGCCCGCAGACCGACGCAGACCGGGCGCGTGTCCGGGAGTGGATCGCCGCCAACCTTCAGGGTTGACACCAATTAAACAGACCCCCCCGTCACTGTGACGGGTTTTTACGCCGACGTCCGGCGGTTAACGGACGGATCCAGGAGGAAACAAAGCCATGTCCGAAGCGGTAACCGAGACGGCTCCAGAAGCCCAGGGCGGTAACGAAACCAGCGGAGATACGCCCGCCGCGACCGAGTTCAAGCCGATCAACTCGCAACAGGAGCTGAACGCCGCATTGAAGGATCGTTTGGACCGCGAGCGCGCAAAGTTCAAGGACTACAACGACATCAAGGCGAAGGCCGCCAAGCTCGACCAGATCGAACAGGCCAACCTGTCTGAACTCGAGAAGGCCAATGGTCGCGTCACCACTGCCGAGAAGGACCGCGACGACGCGAAGGCGGAAGCCCTGCGACTGCGCATCGCCGTCACGCACGGCATCTCACTCGATGACGCGGACTTGTTTCTCACTGGGACCACCGAGGAAACCCTCACCGCTCAGGCGAAGAGGCTTTCCGACCGCGCGGCCGAGCAGGCGAAAGCCGAGGCGGACCGCAAGAAGAAACACCCGATCGTGCCCAAAGAGGGCACGTCAACCAATACCGCAACCACCACCGACGAAGACGACCGCGCATTCGCGCGGAGCTTCTTCCGGGGTGGTCCGTAACCCGAAAGGAAAGAAGCTATGGTCGCCCTCGCAACTGGCACCTTCTCCCTGCCTAAGCACCTTGTGCCGGGCGTGTGGCAGAGGGCGCAGGGCCAGTCTGTTCTGGCCCGCCTATCCCGATCCGAGCCCCAGGAGTTCGGGGACCAGCAGTACATGACCCTGACTGCCCCCCCTCGCGCGGAGGTCGTCGGTGAAGGCGCCCAGAAGTCCGAGTACACTGCGACTTTCGCGCCCGTGACCGCGATCCCGCGCAAAGTGCAGGTCACCCAGCGGTTCAATCAGGAAGTCATGTGGGCCGGCGAGTCCCGCCAACTCGGGGTTCTGCAAACGATGCGTGACCTGTCCGGCACCGCGCTCGGGCGCGCGCTCGACCTGATCGCCATCCACGGCATCAACCCGCGGACGGGTGCGCTGATCACCGGCTCGCCGGCCAAGATTCTCGACACGACCAACTCTGTGGAGCTGACGACGGCCACGCTGGCCAAGCCGGACCAGGCCATCGAGGCAGCCGTCGGGCTGGTCCTCGATGACAGCCTGGCCCCGGACGGGATCGCGCTGGACAACAGCTACTCGTTCAAGTTGGCCACTCAGCGCAATGTGACAAACGAGCAGAAGCTCTACCCGGAGTTGGGATTCGGCACCAACGTGACCGCATTCTCCGGCCTGAACGCGGCCGTGTCGGATACGGTGCGCGGCGGGCCCGAGGCGGTGACGCCGACGACCGGCGCCTACGCCACGACGAACCCGAACGTGAAGGCCATCGTTGGTGACTTCTCGGCGTTCCGGTGGGGCGTGCAGGTGAACATCCCGCTGGAGCTGATCGAGTACGGCGACCCGGACGGGCTCGGCGACTTGAAGCGGCAGAACCAGATCGCGATCCGCGCTGAGGTTGTGTACGGCATTGGCATCATGTCGACGGATGCCTTCGCCAAAGTCATCGACGCCGTCGCCGGATAAGGGAAGGGCAGTTCCATGCCTGAGAAGACCGTCACTCTGGTGGCGCCGAACGGCCAGACGGTTTCCGTGGCCGAGTCAAAGAAGGCTGATCGGATCGCTGCTGGGTATCGCCTCCCGGGGAAGCCTCCGCCGGCCAAGCCGCCCGTTGAGAAGTGAACCAGGACGGCGTGACCCGTGGCTGAGATCATCTCACTAGATGACCTGCCGGAAGCTGTCGCAGTTGATGCGATGGCCGAGGTGTGGGTCAACGGTGCGAATGCTCGCGCGTCACGGGTCGCGCCCTGCCTGGCGCTCACCGATCCGGCCCCGACGGAAGATCAACTCGCGGAAGCGAAGCTGATCCTGATCGGTGCCGTCGCCCGTTGGTCACAGGCCGGTGCTGGCGCGTTGCAGTCGCAGACCGCGGGACCATTCGGCGTCACACTGGACACCCGCCAGCGGGTCGGGTTCAACCTGTGGCCCAGCGAGATAACCCAGCTGCAGGACATCTGCAAGAACGTCACGGAGTCAAAGGCTTACTCCGTGGATACTGTTCCATCGGTTACCTGTCATTCGCCGATCTGCTCTGTCTACTTCGGCGGCGGATCCTGTTCATGCGGTGCGGACATCGCCGGCCAGCCGATCTACGAGCAGTGCCCGTGATCGGCCCGCACGACGTCATCGACCTCCCCAACCTCGGCCAGTTTGAGGTTGTCGGCCACCCGGAGGATTACACTCACGGCCCGTTCGGGTATGTGCCCAATTTCCCGACACCGTTCACGGTCGGTCACCACGCCTATTCCTCGTCGGGTACGGATGACTACAACCGTGAGGTTGGGTCGTGGGCTCCGGCGAAGGATCAGCCTGGTACGCCGATCCGGGTCCATGGGTGGGCCAATCCGTCCGGTTCTGAACCGAAGTTGGCCGGGCACGATCGGGTTGAGGTTGAGGTCGAGTTGTATATGCCACCGGGTGTGGTCGTGAACTTGCGGAGGACAGAAGGGTGATTGTCGTTCATCTGCCTGATGAGCCTGTCGAGTTCGATTCGGCTACCAGGTTTTCCACTGATGAGCACAACAACCTGTGCATTTGGTCGGGTCGGCGGACTGAGAAGCTGCTTGCTGTGTTCAACACTGGCGTGTGGGTGCGAGTGCAGGTAGAGGTAGAAGAGGGCGATGACGGTCAGGGTTAAGCACAGTATCGGCGGGTATCGGGCTGTCCGGTATTCCGGTGGTGTGCGGGCGTTCCTCGAGGGCGCCGGTAACAACATCGCGGACCGTGCGAACGCTCAGCTTAAGGGTAAGGGCGGTAAGGGGTTTGTGATGGCGTCTCGCGCTGGTGCCCGACGCCCGCAGGGTCGTTGGCGTGTGTCGGTGGCTGCGGTGTCTCCATATGCGCAGCGTCACAACGCGAAACACAACACGCTGCTCCGAAGCCTGTCCGGCTGATGGTTGTTTGGAATCCGGCACCGCCCGGGGTGTTGACCGCAATCCGGATCCTCACACCAGGTCAAAGTCCGGTCCCGGTGTCCGATGAGATGCCGAAAACCCGTCCCGCGCAAATCATCCTGATTTCACAGATCGATGGTTCCCGCCCGAATCCGGTGCAGTCCATCCACCGGCTGCTGATCGAGTGCTGGCTGTCGAAAGCATCCGCGGTGAACATCGAGATGTGGTGCGGGCAGGTGTCCGCCGCGTTGCGGGCCAGTTCTGGCCGCACCTACAGCGGGGTGTTTTCGTACGGGTGGTCCAATGAGCAAGGCCCGGTTGATTTCCCGGACGCGGATGTGACCGATATGCGGCGGTGGCAGTTTCACGGCGATCTGAAATTGTCCGCTCGATAACTGAATAAACGCTCGAAAACCCTTCAGGCCCAGCCAAATACCTGAAAGGTGACCCGGCCATGGCCGATTCCAAAAACGTGTGGGCCGCTGGCCGGTCTTCCGACGACGAAGCGTTTTTCGGTGGACCACTCGGGACCGCTCTGCCGACCGACGCAATCGCCGTCCTCGATCCCGCGCTCATACCGCACGGCTGGATGGGTGACGACGGGTTCGTCAACAACATTCAGCGCGACGTCACCAAGCATAAGGATTTCGCCGGCACCGTCATCAAGACGACGCAGGACAACTATGAAGAGACCGTCGCGGTCACGTGCTGCGAATCGAATCCGGCTGTTCTAGCGACGGTGTTCGGCGAGGACAACGTCGATGTGGACTACTCGTCGGGGCACCGCAAGACGACGATCCGCCACGATGAGGCGCCGCTTCCGCGCAAGTCGTTCGTGGTGCGTGTCATCGATGGCGTGAAGACCCGGATGCTGGTCATCCCCGAAGGTCAGGTCACGCAGGTCGGCGAAATCACGTGGCTGTCTTCCGAGTTGGTGCAGTACACGCTGACCATCGACTGCTTTGTGCCCGCGAAGGGGACGCATCCGGATAACCCGAAGGCCGTCAACGAGTACATCGACGAGCCGGATGTGACGTCGGGTGGCACGTTCGACGACGAGGACAGCGAATATCTGGTGACGATCGGTGCTGCGACGGCGGGCACGTTCACGCTGACGCACCGAGGGCAGACCACGGCGCCAATCGCCTACGACGCGACCGCGGCGACCGTGAAGGCCGCGCTGGTCGCGCTCGACGACGGGTTTGTTGCCGCGGACTGGATTGTCGCCGGTTCGGCGGGCGGCCCGTACACGGTGACCACGCCGGGCGGTGCCCTGTCCGGTTCGGGCACCGGCCTGACCGGCGGCACGTTCTCCGTCATCAACGTGTAACCCCCCAATCCCTGCCCGGTGGTTTTCCCTTGGCTGGGCCTGGCCACCGGGCAGGACAATCCCAGGCCGCAGCCAAAACCGCCCACGAAAGTTAGGCCCAGCCAATGGACATCGTTCCCGCGTCGGATCCGCGCGTCCGCGTCGAACTGACGTTTTATCCCGAAGGCCAACCGCCACTCACTGTTTCGTTGCCCCGGTGGGAATACCTCACCGAGGCGACCCACCGGGGCATCAAAGACGCCATGCGACGGTTCCGGCAGGAACAGGAACGCGAGCAGGACGAGATCCGGAAAGCGTTCCGCCGCTACCGGATCGAAATCAAAAGGTACGAGAAGCTGGTTGCAGCGTGGGAGAAGCACCTCGATGACCCGGAAGTGGACGACCCGGGACCGGAGCCGGACGAACCGGTACGGCCCGAGTTCCCCGACCCCCTTGAAATGCATGAGGTGGAACGGCAAGCCACCCTATTCATCTTCAAAGAAGTTCTTACGACGTCCGAATACAAGGCGGTGGCTAAGTGCACCAACGCCGAGATTGCGCAGGCTAAAACACTGTGGGACAAGGCGTCTGAGATTCCGTTGGGGGAATTGCTGGCCTCTCCGACCTCCTCGACGGAGAGCACGGAGGGGCCATCAACGCCGACCTCATCAGCCGGGGATGGACCCGGCACGACCTCGGACGCCGACTCTCCTGGGTAGACTTCCGCGACTTCTTGACGTGGCTGCCCCCGACTGGGGACAGCGCGTATTACCGGTCGCTGCATCCGCGGTCGTGGTGGTGGTCGCCGTTGTTTGATTACCTGGCAATGATTCTGGTGACGTTGCAGGGCGCGAATTGGCAGCGTGGCGGCGGTAAGGGTGCGCGGCCGAAGATTCAGAAACGGCCGTCGGACAGGCCGCCCGCGGTGAAGTCGGTTGATGAGCTGAATGAGCGGAAACGTAAGCAGGCTGAGCATCTTCAGCGTCGGCGCGCACAGAAGCGGAGGGCGGTGAGCTGATGGCGGGTATCGAATTGGCCACCGCCTATGTCTCACTGGTTGGCGAGACGGCCAAGCTCAAGAAGGACATCAACAAGGCGTTCGAAGAGGCCGACAAGGCATCCGTGCGGGCTGGAAAAAGCATCTCGTCCAACCTCGGCGCCGGGTTTTCGGGTGCGTCGTCGCAGGCGGCGAAGGCGGGTAAGGACGCCGCGGCGGCGTACGAGAAGTCGCTGCAGGCGCAGATCCGCGGCGAGCAGATCGGCGCGAAGATCGGCACGGTCGTCGGCAAGGGCATCGGGTTCGGTATCAAGGCGGGTATCGGAGTTGCCGCGGCTGGTGCGACGGTCGCGGTGGCGGGGCTGACAGCCGCACTGACTAAAGGGTTTTCGCGGTTGAAGAACATCGACGCCGCGAAATTCAAACTTCTGGCGCTCGGAAATTCAGCGTCGGATGTGGACGCCATCATGAAGTCCGCGTTGGCGTCGGTCAAAGGCACTGCGTTCGGGCTGGATTCGGCGGCGAACGCTGCCGCTACCGCTGTCGCCGCGGGCATCCCACAGGGCCAGGGGTTGACGGACTACCTGAAGAATGTCGCCGATGCTGCGGCGATCGCCCAGACGTCGATGGACGAAATGGGGTCCATCTTCAACAAGGTCCAGACCAACGGCAAGGCCATGACCGATGACCTGCAGATGCTGGCCGACCGCGGGTTGCCGATCTTCACGTGGCTGCAAAAGCAGTACGGGGTTACCGGCGCGGCGCTGCAGAAGATGGTTGAGGACGGCAAGGTGTCGTCGGCGGATTTCCAGAAGGCGATCCACGACAACATCGGCGGCGCCGCGTTGAAGATGGGGCAGTCGTTTCAGGGTGCGATCGACAACGCGAATGCGGCGCTCGGGCGACTCGGCGCGGCGCTGTTGGCGCCCGCATTCGAGAACGCGTCCGGCGGAATCGGCTCTTTGACAACCGCTTTAGACGGCATGGGCAAGTGGTTGTCGCAGCATAAGGCGGGCATTATCGACTTCTGGGCCAGTCTCGCGAAGGTCGCCGCGACTACTGCCCAGCAGACTTTGCTGTCCGTCTCCGACATTCTTGAGGCGGTAGCTGGACTGGCTGCCGGAATCGGCAATGTTGTCGGCGGAGTCTACAAGCTACGTGCGTGGTCGGTCATCGGTGACGACAAGCTGAAGGCCGAGTTGAATGCGCAGGCTGAAGCGGCGTTCGGGTGGGGCGAAGGGCTGCAGGAGGTTTCCGACAGGCTGCATGATGCCGCCGATAAGGCCGGGGATTTCTACGGCATCATCGACAAGTGGCGGGATACGACAAAGGCGGTTGCCGCTGTCACCGACGCGCTCGGCGATTCATTCCAGAAGGTCAATGACAACGGGCACATCGAGGTATCGTCGAACGCCACCGAAAAGATGGCTGAACTGAATGACCTCGGTCTGGTCGTCCAGAATCTGCCGGACGGCAAGTTCGAGGTCGTCGCGGGCACGCCTGAAGCTCAGACACTCATCGATGCGTTCGTGGCGAAGAACTCCACGCTGCCGCCCGCGAAACTGCCGATCGACGTGGACATTTCGGCGGCCACCGCGAAACTGCAGGCCCTCTACAACGACATCTTCAGGGCACCCCCGAATGCGGTCGTCCCGTCAACCGGTGGCAACGCTGGCTCACTGATCCTGCCCGGCGGCTACAGCGATTACGACCCCTCACGATTGGCGCGGCGTCCCGGTGTTGGCGGTGGTCGCGCCACCGGTGGCGCGATCCGCGGGCCGGGCACCGCAACGAGCGACTCAATCCCGTCGTGGCTGTCCAACGGGGAACACGTCTTCACCGCGGCGGATGTGCGGGCGATGGGCGGACAGGCCGGGGTGTACGCATTCCGAAATGCGCTGCACCGCAAGGACGGAGGGAATGCTGATGCCGCCGACCTCCTACTCGGGCAGCAGGGCATGTCCGGGCCACCTAACGACATCTTCCTGCACAACCTGACACGGCGACGGCAAATCGGGCCACCCCGCGACGTATTCTCGGGCGCTTCACGTGGCCGGCAAGCCATCACCTTCGGAGGTCAGGCGACCGTCCAGGCGGCGCCCGGGCAACTCGGATACATCAACCCGGCATGGCGGATCGACACGTCCAACGCGTCGTTTGACACGTCCGGTTACGACACCATGCGCCTGACATTCGCCGACGTTGCCGATGCTGGCGTGTTCAGTCAGGACGAGATTGATTCGGCTACAACGGGAAATAAGGCGAACCGGATCCGCCGGTCCGAAAGCGACCCCCTCTGGAAGTGGTTCAAGTACGGTCAGGGGCGTTTCGCTGATGGAGGCGCGGTAGGTGCGATCGACGCCGCCTACAACAACAGTGGAAAGCCTTACAACTACGGGTCTTTCGATTGCTCGTACTACATGAGCCTCGCCTATGCGGGCATGGCCGGACTGCCGCCCGGCCGGTACTTCACCACCGAAACCGACTTCGAGGCACTGGGTTTCAAGCGCGGCTATAAGCCGGGCGCGCTGAACATCGGTGTCCGTCGCGGCGGCGGTGGACCCAATTCGCATATGGCGGGGACCCTGCCGAACGGTGTCAACATCGAAAACGCTGGCAGCGGTTCGGTGTACGGCGGTAACGCTAAGGGCGCCAATGACTTTCCGCTGCAATGGTATTACGAGGGTCCGCTGTCCGGGGATATGGGCGCTTTGCAGGATCAGTCCATGCAGGACCGTGCGTCTGGGGTGACGTCGAATGCCGCGGCACCACAATTGGGTGGCGGGCAAGGTGTCGATTCGGCGTCCGGCGGTGCGCTCGGGGATGCCGGGTCGGGCCGCACCGAGGGCTACATCCCGGCGGGGGCGGGACACACCGGCGCGTCGGGTAGTTCGTTGGCGTCGGGGCTGCTGGACCTCGGCGCTGAGGCGATCAACGGCATCATCGACCAGGCGGCGTCGGCGGCGTCCACGGCGGCGTCGGCGGCCGTCGCGGCGGGCTCGATGGG